TAAAATTAACTGGAAAAGAAACTATAGACGAGTTAATTGAAATGTATATAAACGCCATGAAATCATACAAATCACCTTTCAAAGCAGCAAAAGGCGGCCTAGCTAAGATCCTGGAGGTCTAATGCCAACTGTCGAAGATTTAAGAATAGTTTCTGAAGGACTTACACAAAAATTAGGAAAACTTCCTAGTATTACAGAAATAGCAAGAGAGTTGGACGGAAACTTTTCTACAAATTTTGCAAGAGTTAAAAGAATGCTAACTGAAGGGACAGATTATGCAAAACCTTTAACTAAATTAGAGGCAGCTAGATTAGGGGGCGCACCTATTCCTAAACATGTCGTAATGGCAGATGACATAGAGGGTTTAAAAAAATTACGAAATAAAGTTAATAAATTAAATCGAGTTAATAAACTTGATGATAAACTTGTAAGTTTTAGAGTTACAAAAACTCCAGCTGGTAATTATACACCAAGTTTACTAGATAATAAGGGTAGTGGATCATATGGTTCTTTAGAAGATTTAAAAACAGAGTTTAATAAAATAAAAAAAACAGAAAAGTTTAAAAATTATAGTAAAGCAAAAGCATTTTTAGAAGGTGGTATAAAATCCTCTTTAAAACAAGTTGATAAAAATAAATTAAAAGTTTTTGAATATTTAACGTTAAATGAAAATGCATCTTTATCTACTTTATTAGAAGATTTAAATATTAAGAAAAAAGAAGCTGAAAAAGCTTTACAGTATTTATATTCAGATATTCACAAAAGAGGCAGAGATTCTGGTGCAGTTTATTTAAAAAATTATAGTGATGATGTTTTAACATCAGTTCGTGATTCTATAAAAAATACAGGGGTTAAATTAAAAGATAGAGTAATAGATTTAGTTACGGAAGCTTACGAAGGTAGGCCTGAAAAAAAACAAATAGTAGATAAAATAAAAAATTTTTATTCACAAATGGCAGAAGTAAGAAAACAACCATTTGGAAAATATTTTGTTGGTAATTTAGATCATGTTGTCCCATTAAATTTTTTAAGACAAATAGATGAAGGTCAAGATGTAAATAATTTAATTAGAATAAAACCATTACCAGAATTTTTAAATCAAAGAGCATTTAAAGCACAGTTCGATAAAATATTAGGACATGCTTATAAAGGAGGAAATAAAAAAGCATTAGAGGCAATTGTTAATATACAAAGTTATTTACCACAAGATTTTGGTGGTATTACAGCAGATGGTAAAATTAAAGATTATGGTGCTAAACCATTTAATTTAAAAACTAATTTATCAGTTGCAAAGTTTCCAGAAGTATACAAAAGAGTTTTTGAATTTATAAACAATCCAGAATTACAAAAAACATTTAAAGAAGCAGGCGTGTCTTTTAAAAGTTTAGCTTCTAAAGAAAAATTAATTACACGGATGGCAGATAATTTTTTAAAGTATCGAGCAGATGTTTTAGCTGATGCTGAAAGAGGTGGAGCGGTTTGTCAAATTTTTAGAAAGGCAGGCGGTCGTATTGGATTTCAAGTTGGTGGTAATCCAGGATGTGTTGGTGAAGTAGAAGAAGCTTTAAAAAGAAATCCTAAAAAGTTTGCTCAAGATATGAACAAAACGGAAGGAGTTGCATCTACAATAAAAGATAAAGGCACAAAATTTTTAACAGCATTAAAAGAAAATCCTAATTTACTTAAAGGTGGGTTAGCAGGTAAAATTGCCCTGGGCCTTGGTACCGTAGCCGCGGGTGTTGGAGCTGGTGCATTAGTTAAACAATTTAGAAACGATGACCCGAGTACATATTTAACTAATGAGGGTCAGATGGAAGGAATGATTATTTCTGACGTAGAAGACAGAGGTGAATATGTTGAAAACAATCTTTTATTAGACAATCAATTTAAAGTAGAACTTGCTGGAGCAGCAGCGTTAACTGCACCAATTGCTGGAAAAGTTTATAGAACAGCTAGAGGTGTTGGTGAAACTGGACCATTACCAGAAGGAGTTGGTAGAACACGAGCAGCTTTAGGATTAAGTAAAGGTGTTCTTGGAAAAGGTTTATGGGCATTGGGTGCACCGATCGTAGCACTACCATCAACAGTTGGTTATATAGCACAAGATGTTAGAGCAGGCAAAGATGCAGAAGAAATTGCAACAAACCCATTAAATTATTTAGGTGCAGCATTTATGAACCCTGCAGTAAAAGCTTTAGGTAAAGCCGGAGCGTCAAGAGGACTATTAGGAATAGCATCACTTGGTTTAGCAGGAACAGCTGCTGCTCCACTTTTACCTGCACTATCAATTGGTGCTGGATTAGCGACACTCGGAACATTAGGTTATCAAGGTTACAAATTATTTACTGGTAAAGATAGAGCAGATGAGGATTTTTTTAGGTAATGAGTATAGTAAACGCAGCTAGATTTTTAATGAGACAAGCCCCTACTAATAAAGGAGCAACTGTTTTTAGAGGAGAACCTTTTAAAAATTATGCTACAATGAAACAAATAGCAGAAGAAGCTTACGGGCTTTCTTCAACAGGAAGTCAAGCAAATAACCCATTAAGATTAGCGGCTGCTGGTAGGTGGTTTACTCGTAATCCTCAAGGAGCATCAACATATGCAGGGTATGGATTTACTGAACCTGGTCGTATTAAAAAAGTTACCTTAACGCCTTATGAGGTTAAAGTAGCTGAAAGATTAGCCAAAAAAATAGCTGATGCAGAAGGCAAACAAAGTTATGGGTTAATTATTCCTAAAAGTGCTATGTCCAGAGTAGAAACAGACTATATTCAAACTGTTGCAGCTAATCTACGTAAAATGTTAAATATATCTTAAAATGAAAAATAAAAATCTTGTGATAAATATGCAACACGTCAAATGGAAGGAAATACCACCACTTAAAGGACCTGACTCACAAGGGTTGAATGTTCCTACAAAACAAGCTACAACAATCAAGAACTCGGAGAATATAAATGGCAGATATAGACAAAGCCCTACCAAACGTAGAGACTGAAATTAAAGTACCAGGTGATGACGAAGTTTTGGAGATGGAAAAAGAAACCATCGAAGAACAAGTTGGTCCCGATGATATACAAGTAACTCAAGAAGAAGATGGTGGAGCAACAATTAATTTTGATCCTGAAGCAGTTAATCAACCAGGAACTAATGGACACTTTGACAATTTAGCAGAATTATTACCAGAAGAAGTTTTGGGTAAATTAGGTTCTGAACTTGCAGCTAACTACATGCAATATAAATCTTCTAGAAAAGCATGGGAAGATAGTTATACAAAAGGTTTAGATCTTTTAGGATTTAAATACGAAAATCCAACACAACCGTTTCAAGGAGCAAGTGGTGCAACGCATCCAGTTCTTGCAGAAGCAGTTACACAATTTCAAGCACAAGCTTACAAAGAATTACTACCGGCTACAGGTCCTGTGCACACACAAATAATTGGACTTACAAATAGAGCTAAAGAAGAGCAATCAAACCGAGTTAAAGAATTCATGAACTATCAGCTCATGGATGTGATGAAAGAGTACGAACCCGAGTTCGACCAAATGCTTTTTTATCTCCCTCTTGCCGGCTCTGCGTTCAAGAAGGTTTATTATGATGAACTGCTTGGCAGAGCCGTCTCAAAATTTGTACCGGCTGATGATTTAGTTGTACCCTACACTGCAACATCTTTAGAAGATGCTGAAGCTGTAGTTCACATGATTAAAATGTCAGAAAACGAATTAAGAAAAAAACAAGTTTCAGGTTTTTATCAAGACATAGAATTAACACCTGGTTACAATGAAGAAACAGAAGTAGAGAAAAAAGAAAGAGAATTAGAAGGGATTAAAAAAACTAGAGACGAAGATATTTTTACACTTTTAGAAATTCATACCGACTTAGATTTAGAAGGTTTTGAAGATAAAGACTCAACAGGAGAACCAACAGGAATTAAACTTCCATATATTGTAACTCTTGAAATGGGTAGCAGACAAATATTATCAATTAGAAGAAACTATCAAGCTAACGATCCACAAAAACTTAAAATAGAATACTTTGTACATTTTAAATTTTTACCTGGATTAGGTTTTTATGGTTTTGGATTAATTCATATGATCGGTGGTTTGTCTAGAACGGCAACTACTGCGTTAAGACAACTACTAGATGCGGGTACATTAAGTAATTTACCTGCAGGATTTAAACAACGAGGAATACGAGTAAGAGACGAAGCACAGGCTATACAACCCGGCGAATTCAGAGATGTAGATGCACCTGGAGGAAGTATCAAAGATGCATTTATGCCTTTACCTTTTAAAGAACCCTCACCAACATTATTACAGTTGATGGGTATTGTGGTACAGGCAGGGCAACGATTTGCCGCCATAGCTGACATGCAGGTCGGTGACGGCAACCAACAAGCAGCTGTTGGTACGACCATAGCTCTCTTAGAACGTGGTTCCAGAGTCATGTCAGCCATACATAAAAGATTGTATGTGGCGATGAAGTGTGAATTTCAATTATTAGCAGGAGTTTTTAAAACTTACATGCCTGCAGAGTACCCTTATGATGTAGTAGGTGGTCAAAGAAATATAAAACAAACAGATTTTGATGATAAAATAGATATTATTCCTGTTGCAGACCCAAATATTTTTTCTCAATCACAAAGAATTAGTTTAGCACAAACAGAATTACAACTTGCGATGTCAAATCCGCAAATGCACAACTTATATGAAGCTTTTCATGCAATGTATTCGGCAATTGGAGTAAAAAATATTGATAAAATACTTCCGCCACCACAACAACCACAACCAATAGACCCTGCAGCAGAAAATATTCTTGCAATGAGCGGAAAACCGTTCCAAGCTTTTAAAGGACAAGACCATCAAGCGCATATTACAACCCATTTAAATTTTATGGCAACAAATATTGCTAGAAATAACCCGGTTGTAATGGCTGCATTAGAAAAAAACATTTTTGAACACATTTCTTTGATGGCACAAGAGCAATTAGAGGTAGAATTTAGAGAAGAAATTGCAAAATTAATGCAATTACAACAAGCAATGCAACAAAATCCAATGTTGCAACAAGATCCGCAAATTCAACAGCAAATAATGTCATTGTCAATGAGTTTAGAGTCTAGAAAAGCTAAATTAATTGCAGAAATGACTGAAGAATTTAAAAACGAAGAAAATAAAATTATGGGCGAGTACAATGGAGACCCAATTGCTAAATTAAAGGCAAGAGAACTTGATTTAAGAGCTATGGATGACTCTGCTAAACGTGATCAAGCTCAAGAAAAGATTAATTTAGACAGATCTAAGCAATTAATGGGTCAAAAACAGTTTGATGAAAAATTAGATCAAAATCAAGAATTAGCTGAATTAAGAGCTGATACGTCATTAACTAAACAAATGATGTCTCAAGAAGCTAAAATGATGAATGATATGATGAAACAAACAGATGTTAGGATCTTGAAAGGTCCTAAAAGATAGTGTAATAAACTAATAAGGAGAAAACTATGGGAAAAGGAAAAACATTCTTTACAAAAAACAATCCAAATTATGTTGGAGAAGTTGTATCTGATACGCCAAAAGCAGATGGTAAAAACACTCTTTCAGTTAATTCGGATGGTTATGCAAAAGAAGTTGAAGTTAAAATTCCTTTGGGTGAACCAACAGTTAACAAAGTTGGTGGTCAAAGAAGAATGTTAGCTTCTAAAAAATCTACTGTTAAGTGGTACTAGTATGTGGTTTAGTGCTATTAAATTAGCGATAAACGCTGGCAGTAAGATTTATGCTAATCGTCAAAGAACGAAGATGGCAATGTCTGATGCGCAGTTGATGCACGCAGAAAAACAAGCTCGAGGTGAGGAAGCTTACCAAGGCAAACTTTTAGAAGCCCGTCAAAACGACTACAAGGATGAGGTCGTTTTAGCGATTCTTACGTTGCCCATATTGGTGCTCGCATGGGGAGTTTGGTCGGACGATCCGGCTGCTATGGAGAAGATAAAAACTTTCTTCGAGCATTTTCAGGCGCTGCCGACATGGTTTACAAATTTATGGATACTTGTATGTGCGAGTATTTTTGGTATAAAGGGAACACAAATTTTCCGAAATGGAAAAAAATAAGGAGATAAAAAATGGCAAATAGAAGATTTAATACACAAACAACTCAGCCTTTAGCATCAGGTGGAAGAGCAAAAGCTATGGGTGGTGGAGTAATGAGAAAAGATATGAGATCTGGTTACTACCCATCAGACATGGGCATGGCAGGTGGTGCTATGTACAAAAAAGGTGGAAAAGTTAAAAAGAAAAAACAAGGTTACAAAGATAGAAAAGACGAATCTATCGCTATGAGAATTCGTAAGAAAAGAACTAAAAAACAATTAAAAGCATCTAGAGATGATTCTTACGGAAGATTTGGAAGCAAAGCTAAAAAATCTGGTAAAATTAATAAATAATGATTAAAAAATTTATTAACAAAATAAAAAAAATCTTTATTCCTTCAAGACAAGGAACAGAAGATTGTAATCACGAAAACAACGTGACAAGAAAAATAAAGTATTGTCTCGATTGCAACAAAGTTATACAGGAGTATTAAGGTGACTAAACGATTTGGAATGGGAAACAAAA